AGCACCTCCGGCACCGTCCGCGTTGTTGCTCTGCAGGATGTGGACATCGCTGCTCGCCATGGCGCGAGCTTCTCACGCGGTAACAACACTCTCTGATCATGAAGATCGAGATCCGTAAACAGGTAACGCTGGCGGGTCAGGTTGTCCGCATCGGGGAAGTCGTCGAGGCTTCCCCTGCGGATGCAACGATCCTGCTAGGTCAAGCTGCAGCCGTTCTCTACGTGGAGCCCGTGCAGCCTGAAGAAAAGCCGATCGAATCACCAAAGCCAAAGGCTGAGGCAAAACCTAAAGCAACTACCCGCAGGAGGACCAAATCATGACTGTCCAAAATTTGGGCACCAAGACCGAGCTTTTGTCACTTTCGGCAAATGATGTGGTCACGGCAACTGCCAACCGCACTGGTGTCGACCTTGTTGATTATGAGGGAGACATCATGGCCGTTCTTGATGCTGAGGCTGGCGGAGCTTCCATCACCTATGCCGTGAAGATCCAAGATTCTGCCGACAACAGCACTTTTGCTGATGTCTCTGGCTTGGCCTTCACAACAACTGACGCAAACACCGCACTGACCGAAACCCTTCGGATCAACAGCGATGAGGTCCGTCGTTACATCCGCGCCGTGATCACCGTTGCTGGTGGTACTGGCGCTGGCGCTGTGAGCGTCGTTGCTCTTGGCTCTAAGAAGTACGGCTGATCATGGCAATCACTGAGGATCTCGACGTTTTCCTGGCCGACTTTGGAGTCAGCTGCACAGCTGGCGACACAACGGCCAACGGAATTCTCGACATGCCCGGTGAGGTGGTGGCTGGGGGGATGGTCCTTTCAACGGACTATTCCCTCACTGCCCGCCATTCAAACTTTGGGACTTTGACCGCAGGGGATGCCATCGAGGTTGATGGCGAAGATTACACAGTTCGCGAAAATCGCCGTATAGGTGACGGCAAGTTTGTCGAAATTGCATTGCAGAAAACCTAATGGCAATTCAAAAGGTCGATACTCGTTCAGGATGGCAAGCGAGGAACCCTCTTCTGCTGTCAGGTGAGATTGGCCTTGAAAAGGAGACTGGAAACCAAAAGATTGGCAATGGCCGCCAACAGTGGAACAGTCTTCAGTATTTCGGCAGCCCTGGCTATTGGGCCGAGTTTTCCAGCGATACGGACCAAACGGCGAGTGCAGATACTCCAACAGAAATCACTTTCAACAAAGCCAACGAGCACAGCCATGGCGTGAAGGTCATTTCTGACAGCAGGCTTACTGTCGAGTACCCAGGCGTTTACGTTTTTGAAGTCATGCTGCAGCTACAGAATGACGACACGCAGATTCATGATGTTCATTTCTGGTTGAGGAAAAACAACGCAGGTGACTCAGGCAACCTAGCTTTGACCGTGAGCGCGGCCAGCGTCATTGAGAAGCACGGTGGAGTCCCAGGCGCAAATAACTTGCTTCTAGACCACACCCTCAAGCTTGCTGCAGACGACTACATTCAAATCATGTGGGCACCTTCAGACGCGAATATCTCACTGAAGGCAGGGGCTGCCGTCTCTAGTCCTTACGTTCGCCCGTCTCGGCCTAGCGTTGTGTGCAACGTGTTTCAGATTGCTGGGGCTTAGTCATGACCACCAAGCGGGAATCAATCCTGGCTGATATTGCCTCAAGTCTTTCTGGCACCACTCAGGTTGGCTCGCGGATTTATCGCAGCCGTGTTGTTCCGTTGAGCCGTGGCGAGTCACCTGCGTTGGTGATTGAGCCAACAGGCGATACGCCTGAATACAGCTTGCGGCTTGATCGTTTGGATTGGAGCTTGGGTGTTCGCGTCTCGATCATTGTGCGGTCTGACGTGCCAGACCAAGCGGCTGATCCAATCGCTGAGGACGTACACAGCAAGATGCTGAATGACCTCACCGCAGGTGGCTATGCGATCGATGTTGAGCCCGGGCCGGTGAGCTTTGAGCAGATCGACGCTGACCAGCCAGCTGGTGTCATTGGCATGAATTTTGTTGTCAAATACCGGACTGAATTAACAGATCTCACCTCTGGTTGAGCTTGCTAAGATCGACATAGCAAAACTGCCGGCGGAGTCATGCCCCTGCTGTCTAGGAAGCGGATGATTCTGGCTGAATCAGAGTCCGTTTATGGAACCGATCCAACACCAGAAGTAGGCAGCAACGCCATTTTGGTGCGCAATGTTGAGGTGACGCCTCTTGAGGTTGAAACCGTCAACCGTGAACTTGTCCGTCCTTTCCTGGGTCAAGCTGATCAGCTCTTGGCTCAGCAACGTGTGTTGCTGAACTTTGAGGTGGAGCTGGCAGGTTCTGGCACCGCTGGCACTGCTCCGGCTTATGGGCCATTGCTTGAGGCTTGCCGCTGTACTGCTACCACCGTGGCTGACACCAGCGTCACCTATGCGCCAAACAGTGATGCAACGCCAAGCTCTGTCACCATCTACTTCAACAATGATGGTGTTCTCCATAAGGCGACTGGCTGCCGTGGCACTTTCAGCCTGAACTGTGAGGTTGGAGCTATTCCCTTCATCTCGTTCGAGATGACTGGTGTCTTCAATGCACCCTCAGACACTGCAATCAGTGCGCCGACTTACAGCAATCAAGCGGCTCCTCTGGTTTTCAAGAATGGCAACACCTCAAGCTTTGAGGTGTTCAGCTATGCCGGCGCTGTGCAGTCTCTGAGCTTTGAGCTTGCCAATGAAGTGGTTTACCGCGAACTAGTTGGTGGCACTAAGAGCATCGACATCGTGAATCGTGAGCCATCTGGTGAGTGTGTTGTAGAGGCCACCACTCTTGCAACTCATAACTTTTTCACGGATGCAACTGGCACAAGCACTGGAAACTTGACCTTCCAGCACGGCAGCACTGGTGGCAATATCGTCACGTTTACTGCTGCTCAGATTGACCTTGGCGGACCTTCCTACAGCGACCAGGATGGAATCCAGATGCTCACGCTGCCATACATTGCCACGCCAACATCGGCAGGCAATAATGAATTCAGTCTTGCTTTTACTTAATGGCACTTGTCCTCAAGGACTCTGATTCCTACAGCTGGCCGATCACTTATCGGCAGCCTGTCTCTGGAGGTCGCCGGGAAAAGCAAGAGTTTGAGGCAGAGTTCAAGCGCCTGCCTCAATCTCGCATCAATGAAATTCAAGAGCTAGCGCAAAAGCGGATCGACAACGATTCGAGCGCAGGTGAGATCAGTGATGTGAGCATTGCTGATGAGGTGCTTGTTGGATGGGAGGGCATCGTTGACAGCGACGGTGAGGTCATCCCATACAGCAAAGGCTCAAAGGCACAGCTGCTAGAGCTGCCCATGATGGCGGGCTGTCTTATTGAGGCTTACTTCACTTCGCTTGTGGAGGAGAAGCGAAAAAACTAATCGGCGCCGCCGAGTATTGGTGCGGCGGCGTAGAGATTGACGACACCTCTGAGGATGCCAAGCTGTTTGGCCTTCAAATCCCAGAGAAAAAACGCGTCAAGGATTTTGAGGTTATCCCTGCGGCTTGGCCTGCTGTCACGATGTTCATGCGTGTGCAGACTCAATGGCGAGCTAGTGGCGGGACAGTGATCGGCCTTGATTACACCGCTGTGCGTTGGTGTTTTGAGCTGTGCGAGGTCGAGAATGCCAGAGAGCTGCTAGATGACTTGCAAGTCATAGAGGGTAAAGTGATAGAGATCCTGAACGATCGCAAGAAATAGCCATGGCCATGGATATGACCACCGCCTTGACTATTAAGGCGAATGTTGTTGGGCAAGGTCAGATCAGCGGATTGCAGAAGGGCTTAGGAAGAGTTACTGGCGAAACAAAGAGAGCAACAACAGCAATGGGGCGTCTGCGCGGCGCTGCCGCTGGGGCTCTTGGTGCCATGCGCAGTTTTCTGCCTGTGCTGGGTGTTGCAGGGATTGCAGCCTTTGCCAAAAGTAATTTGGACGCTGCTGATTCAATGTCCAAGCTGTCGCAACGTACTGGCATTGCGGCGCCGACACTTGATAAGTTCCGCAAGGTTGCTGAGCTGAGTGACACCAGCATTCAGAGTCTTGAGCGCGCGTTCCCGGCGCTGACTAAGAATATGGATATGGCAGCTCAGAAAGCAAAGGGGCC